ATGTCTTACAATATGCAGGAATTAAAGAGATATATAAATGAACTTAAACAGGTTGTGGTCTATTATAGAAAAGTTACTACAAATAAACCTGAAACAGGGGAGTAATATGAACATATCACAAGAAGGGATAGCTTTAATTAAAAAGTTTGAAGGTTGCGAATTAGAAGCTTATCAAGATTCTGTAGGTGTTTGGACTATAGGATACGGACATACTAAAGAAGTTAAAGAAGGTGACAAAATAAACCAAGACGAAGCCGAACATTTATTACAAGAAGAAATGCCTGAATACGAAGGCTACATAAACGACATGGTTACAGTACCTTTAAAACAATGTCAGTTTGATGCTTTGGTTTGTTGGGTTTATAACTTAGGACCAACTAATCTTGGTGAATCAACATTATTAAAATTACTTAACGCAGGTGATTATCATACAACACCATCACAAATTAAAAGATGGAACAAAGCTGGAGGAAAAACATTGCAAGGATTAATTAGACGAAGAGAAGCAGAAGCATTGCTTTTTGAAGGCAAGGAATGGATTGAGGTCTAAAATGCCTTTAGCTAAGTATGTTTTTAAACCAGGTATAAATAAAGAAGGAACTAACTACTCTAATGAGGGTGGTTGGTTTGACTCTGATAAAATAAGATTTCGCAAAGGAAGACCTGAAAAAATAGCAGGATGGGATAAAAATACTTTAAGTTCTTTTGAAGGCACTTGCAGAAGCTTACATTCTTATAGAGACCAAGGACAAACAGATTATGTAGGTGTAGGAACACATTTAAAATATTATTTAAAACAAGGTGATAATTTTAATAATATAACTCCTATAAGAAAAACTAGTACAAACTCTATTACATTTGCAGCAACTAATGGTTCTTCAACAGTAGTAGTAACTGATTCAAGTCATGGTGCTGTACAAGGCGATACAGTTACATTTGCACAAGCAGTTTCATTAGGCGGTAATATAACTGCTGATGTTTTAAATCAAGAATATACAGTCAATTCTGTATTAACTGCTAATACATACAACATTATTGCTAAAGATACTTCAGGAGACACAGTAACTGCTAATGCAAGCGATTCAGGTAATGGTGGTTCAGGAGTAGATGGCTCTTATGAAATCAATATAGGATTAGATGTTTTTGTAAAAGGAACTGGTTGGGGTTCAGGAACTTGGAGTTCAGGAACGTGGGGATCAGTTAGTCCTATATCAGCTTCTAGTCAATTAAGATTGTGGTCACAAGATAATTTTGGAGATGATCTAATATCTTGTATTAGAGGTGGTGGTATATTTTATTGGGATGAAAGTGCAGGTGCTACACAAAGAGCAGTAGCTTTTGAAGATTTAGCTGGTGCAAGCAATCCACCTATTATTGCTTTACAAATAATGATGTCAGATGTAGATAAACATATAATTTGTTTTGGAGCTAATACTATTGGTGGATCAACTTCAGACCCTTTATTAGTTAGATGGTCAGATAAAGAAAGTTCTATTGATTGGACACCTACATCAACTAATCAAGCTGGTGGTGTTCAATTATCACAAGGTTCTACAATAATAGGAGCTTTAAGAACTAGACAAGAAATACTTATATGGACTGATGTAGGTATAGTTTCTATGCGTTTTGTAGGAGAGCCATTTATATTCTCTTTTGCAGAGGTTGCACAAGGTCCTTCACTTATATCTCCTAATGCTGCTGTAAATGCTAACAATAGAGTTTATTTTATGGACAGGGGTGGATTTTATTCATATTCAGGAAATGCACAAAGACTGGCTTGTACTGTACTAGATCACATTTATTCAGATATAAATTTAGGTCAACAATTTAAAGTATTTGGCACATCAAACGAAAATAACAATGAGGTTATTTGGTTTTATCCTTCAGCTAATAGCATGGAAATAGACAAATATGTTATTTATAACTATTTAGAAAATACATGGTCTATAGGAACAACATCTGATGGATTTACAAGAACAGCATGGATAGAAGCACCTTCACTTGATTTTCCACTAGCTGCTGCTAAAACAACAGGTAGTAATACTAATTATCTTTACAATCAAGAAAAAGGACACAGTAATGATGGTGAAGCATTTACAGCATATATAGAGTCTAGTGATTTTGATTTAGCTCCAGATGGTGAAAGGTTTACATTCATATCTAAGTTAATACCTGATGTAGAGTTTAGAGATCAACAATCAACAAGTGATAGTGTTACTTTTACTATTAAAGGCAGAGACTATCCTTTGCAAGATTTATCTACTTTACAAACTATTAACGTAACACCAGCTTCTACATTTGAAAATACAAGAGCCAGAACTAGACAAGCTGCACTTAGAATATCTAATTCATCAAATAATTATGGTTGGAGATTAGGTGATTTACGATTAGAGATTAGACCAGATGGGAAAAGATAATGGCTGAAATCAAAACGCTAGCATTACCAGCAGCAGATATAGAATATGATTCTAACAATGAAGCAGTAACAAGAAGAACAATAGAACAAGCAATAGAAAGTATAAATACCAAAATTACTAACATACAAAGATTACAAGATTCAGTTACTAGTAAATCTGCTATACGCAAACAATTTTTATTAATGGGAATAAAACATGGCTGATATATTAAAAGTATTAGGTCAAGTAGACCCAGCAGCTACTACAACAACAACTTTATATACTGTGCCAGATATGACACAGACTACAATTAGTTCTATTGTGGCAGCTAATCGCACAGGATCAGCTATAACATTTAGATTGAGTGTTCATGTTGGTGGTGCAACTGCGGATGATAAACAGTATTTATATTACGATAAATCAGTTGCAGCTAACGACTCATTAGCTATAGTTATAGGTATAACCCTTAATCAAACAGATGTATTAAAGGTTTATACAAGTGCAGTAGATATGAGTTTTAATGTGTTCGGATGTGAAACCTTAGAGGAAAGATAAATGGATATTAAACAACAAACCCAGAATGTAGCAAATCAAGGTCGTTATGGCGACTCTATGCTTTTGCACGTTAATCCAGCAGAGGTAAAAGGATTAGCGTCAGCTTTACCTTTAACAGTTAATCCGCAGACTGGACAACCAGAAGCATTTTTACCTTTTCTTGCTCCTTTATTAGGCAGTACACTTTTTAGTACATTAGCAGGCACAGGTGCTTTAGGAGCTACACTAGCTGCTAATAGTGCTCTTGCATCAGGAATTGGTGCTGGATTAGCTACTTATGCACAAACAGGTGGTTCAGGTAGTAAAGCATTACTATCAGGATTAACATCAGGTTTTGGTTCTGCTGCTATGAATAAAGCTGCTTTAGCTGCTGATCCTACTATTGCACAAACAGCAACACAACAAGCCTTATCTGATCCTAATTTAGTACAAGCAGTAGGTGGTTCTGGACAATTGCCTGGAACTGTTCTAAATCAAGCAGGTGAGCAAGCAGTAGCTGAAGCAACAACTGGTATGGGAAATTTTGGAAATTTAAAAACTATGTTTACAAGCCCACAAGGATTTGACTTTGACCAAGGAGCAATGTCATTAGCTGGTGCTGCTGGATCACCTATGGGTATGGTTGCTGGCACAGCAGCAGGTATGCGTGGAATTATGGAATCACAAGAAGCTTTTGAAAGACAAATAGGAGAAAGTGAAGAAGCATACAGAAGACGAAGAGAAGCTATGTATCGTAATACTCCTGAACCTACACTTTACTCAGCAGGTGGTGGAATTCAACAATTTGATGAAGGTGGTTTAGTTGATAATTTAATGAGTGGTGAGTATGGAATGCTAGGATTATTAAATGATAATCCTGAATTAATGTTTGGTGCAGCAGGTGTAGCAGCAAAAAATAATTTTAGAGGTTCTTTGTTAGGAGAATTATATAATCAATATAAGAAAAGAAAAGATTCTGGTGATGATATAGGAGCTGCTGCATTGCAATCAGAAATACAAAATCAAGAAACAATGCAAATGGCAGGAGGCGGTGCTATAAGAGGATTTAATGGTGAAGACGATTCTTATACAGGAGGTGATTTACCTCAAATATTTGCACCAGCAAGACAGGCTTATGATGTAAATCCAAACTTTATGGCTGGTTTTAATCCTGAAACTATGTATTTTAATCCAGCTACAATATCAGCTCCTGCATCAGGTTTAGAAGCAGGTGGACCACCAGTTGTTTTAGATACATATACAG